ATTGCGTTTCTAAATATGTATTAAGACCATTAAAACAAAATGAGTTTGATGCTTTATTTTGTCTTTGTTATAATATAGGTTGTGGAGCGTTTGCAAAGTCTTCTTTGGTTAAGTTTATCAACGGTGGTCAAACTATTGAAAAAATTAAAGTTGGTTTCTTGATGTGGACTAAAGCAGGAGGTGTAGTAAATAAAGGTTTATTAAATAGAAGATTAGCTGAATACAACGAATATGCTAAAATTGCGTAACACACTTTCAACTGTATTTGGTGCGATTGTAGCTATTGCAAATGCTTGGGTGACTATTGACTGGGATAATTTTGTGTGGTCTATAAATACTTGTATTAAGCTATTCCTATCAGCTTTAATAGCTTTGGGTGGTTATATGACTACTATAAATCGTAAGCCTTTGAATAAAAGATAATTGCATTTGCTAAAATAATTAGTAATTTCGAGAAAAAAAACTAATATGTACAGACCAAGACTATCAGAAACTGAATATAACCAATATCAGTTAAAAAAGCTAACGGACAAAAGAACTTATAAACTATTTGTATTTTCTGACCCTCACGGTTGGTTAGCTGACCTTAAATGTTTGCGAGTTATTAACAATATCCTACAACATAATAAGTTTGATGAAGTCTGTATTAATGGCGATATAGTAGATTTACCTTTTGTTTCTAAACATACCAATAAACTTTTTATGGAAGGTATCTTAAAAGGCTACAACGAGGTAGAGGAGTTTAGATACACCGAAGAACAAATTCTAAAGCCTTTAAGACTTTCAACAGATGCAAAGATTCGTATTAGAACTGGCAATCATTGTGAAAGAGTTACAAAGCCATTTTTATTATCTAAAGGTCAATTAGCAAGATTAGCTATTCTTTATAAACATTTTGAAAGTACCAAGTTTGAAGAGATGCTACACTTGGCGGAGAACGATATGGTTTACGACCCTACTGATGTGTTTAATTACTTTGATATTTTCGATATTACTCACGGTTTATCTTTAACAAAGAACGCAAGCGAGAAGAATATTATCGAATATTGGGGATCCGGATGCACAGGACACAGTCACAGATTAGGAATGCGATACATTCGTAATAGACATAATATTAACGCTTGGTTTGAAGTAGGATGTACAAGGTTAATGGAAGCAGTAGAATATTTACCTACCGGTAAAATAGCGGATTGGTGTCAAGGCTTTTTAGAAGTTACATTTAAAATAGATGGCGACAAGGTTTTATTCTTTGCTCAACCGCACGCAATAATAGATTATAAATGTGTTTATAACGGTGTTTTATATGGAGAATAAGGAAGAAGAAGTTTTTGATATGACTGATGGCGAGATTTTAGAAGAACTAAAATTCTTTGTCTATTTTCTTTTTGAATTAGAAGAGAAATCACTACTTTTATTCCCAAGTTACAAGACCTTAACACAGGCACGATTAATTAAAATGATAGACACCAGGTTAGATTTTTTAGATTATGAACAAGACGAAGAGTGAGATATTAGTAGAAAGATTAAAAGAATTATACAAAGAAATAGAAATAGTACGCAGAGAATTAATAAATGAAACCAATAAAGAAAAACTAAAAGAGAAACAAAATGAAAACTATCGAAGAAATTAACCACCTTGAGAATTGCGAATGTTCTGAAGTTTGCACTAATTGCAGCGTAAAACACCAGTTTAAACCAATCGAATTAACTGGGAATCAAATTGCTGATATTATCACAAAACCTAAATACTACAAAGTAGAAATAAAAGGCGTGCCAGTAGATGTAATTGATATAGCAAATGCTTACAATTTGTCTTTTATGAAGGGTAACGCAATTAAGTATATTTTAAGAGCAGGTAAAAAGGATGCTTTGGTCCAGGACTTAAAGAAAGCTATCGAATGCCTACAAAGGGAGATTGAGTATGAAAGCGGTAAGTAGAAATATTACTCTTTTTTGGTTATCTTTGCGAAAGGATAATAATATATCTTTAGAATATGGCAAAGAAATCAAAAGAAATAAGCGAAGACTTAAATATAGAAGTAATACAAGAAATAGAGCAGGTAAACCCTTTGACTATTTCCGAGTGTTGTAAAGCTGAATACATATCTTCAGGAAGCAAAGTATATTGCTCAAAATGCAAGGCTGATTGCAGATTAGAAAGACAAAAGAAACTAATTAAATTATGGAGTCCAAAAGCGTAATAATCTTATTGGTAGTAATTTTACTATCATCTTCTTGCAAGTCTAAAAAGCTGGTAGAAACTACAAAAGTGGATTCCGTTATAACTATTGTCCAAAAGGTAGAATTGGCTACTGATTCAAGCGATATTGAAACAACCGAAGAAATAGCTTATATTTTTGACACATTAGTAAACCATCAGGTTACACCTTTAGAAGCTATTAGAGGCGATTACAAGTACAAACTCAAGGCAATCCATATAAAGAGACACATTAAGGAGCGTAAGCGCTTACAGAGCCTTAAAATCGATAAGAAAGAAAACAAGGCTATCAAGGTGGATAAAACCACGATTCAAGAAGAAAAACCAAAAGTAAATAACACTTTACTCTATTTATTAGGTATTGGAGTGGTTGTTTACCTTATCCTAAAAAAACTTTAAAATTATTCTCTTTGATTATCAGCGAGTTATGATTTATTTATAGCTTTTTGTAAAAAATGTTTTGGATATATAATCTTAATTAAGATATTTGAATACCGAAACAAACCAATCGGTCTAAAATTATGAAAACTTTAACAACAAAAACAAGAGAAGAATTACAATTTGCAATTACAACAAATAATGCATTATGTACATCAGTACAATCTATTGAAAGATTAAAAGAATTTCATTTTTCTATTTACAATAAATATTTTTCAGACAAAACTGAAGGTTATGTTTATAACAAAATGAATATTAATGGTACTTGGGCTTGGAGATGGTTTGCTGATGGTAAAGAAGCAATTGATTATATGAACGGTAAAACAATATCTCAAATAAAATCAAATAGATAAAACCAAAAGGGGCGCAGCATCCTACAACTGCATATAAAACTATGTTAAACTTCCAACAAGAACCATCATTTGAGCAAGGCTTAAAAGATGCAATTAACAAGCTAACTAATCAGCTACCAAGTGTACAAAAAGACCCTTATCAATCAAGGCAAGTACACGCAAGAATTCAAGTATTTAAAAGAGCCTTACAATTATTAGATGATTTACCAAAAACAACAAGCAGCAGCAATTAAGTCGCTTTGCGTAGGGGAGACTATGCAAGTAGACAAACGAGAAGGCAACCGAATCCGAGCCTTACTATCGTATTACAAAACTTATAACGGCAAGACTTATTCTTGCAAAGAATTAACCAAAAATTGTTTAACCATAACTCGCAAAAAATGAAGAAGTTAAAAAATCCAATTATCCAAGATATTAACATAGTTGAAATAGACTATCAAAACACCTATTATACCGAATACACCGATGGTTTTATTATTTACCACCATAGATTCAAACAAGCAGACCTACGCTTTTGGGTATTAGAAAACTACGATATCTCAAGAGGTCAAGTTAAAATAGAATTAGACCCTACAAGTATGGAGCAAGCAGAAAATCCTATTTACTTTACTCAAGATGTAGAAGAGTTTATTAACGAGAATTACGAAGAATTGATTTTAGCAATCTTAAAGCAACCAGTGCTGGCTTGTCAATCTACTTTAGGTAGTGCTATTTATAACATTTGTAGACCGCAGTAATATGATAGACTTAAATGAGATTATCCAACTTCAAAAGGAAGTTATAGAAAGTTGCGAAAACATAATTGCCTTACAAAAAGATAAGGAAAAAATTATGCAAGATATGATAGATAGTTTAACTGAACAATTAAATTCTCTAATTGATTTATGTAAAGAGGTAGTAAAATGAGCATTATAACCGTACACAAATTTATTAATAATCCACCGAAGGAGAGTAAGCTGGATAAGTTAAAAAGGCTTTATAGACAAACATTAGAAGATGGTAATTACTGCAAATCAGTCCAGGCAATGTATCTTATAAATAAAGTCAAAGAAGCTGAAATACAAAGAGTTACAAACGATTACGAGCATCACATTTCGAAGCAAATAATTAAAAATAATTACCTTAATTTAATTAAATAATTAGTATCTTTAAAAACCAAAAAACAAAACTATGTCACTATTAAAAATTCAATCAGAATTAAAAGCACCAAAGAATCAATTTAATTCCTTCGGGAAATACAAGTATCGCTCAACAGAGGATATATTGGAAGCGTTAAAACCTTTATTACTTAAGTACGAATGTACTATGGTTATATCGGATAACATCAAAGAAAAAGCAAATATTATTTATTGTGAAAGTGCAGTCTTATTAATAGACAAACAAGGTCAAAGATATGAATCTTGTGCTTCTGCTGGTATAGACCCAAACCGCAAAGGTATGGATATTAGCCAGTCTTTTGGAAGTTCAAGTTCATATGCACGAAAGTATGCTTTATCTGCTTTATTTCTCCTGGATGATACCAAAGATGCTGATGCTACCAATATGCACGATGCAGTCAAAATGGTTGAAGAAAAACTTAAGCCAACTTTAAAAGTAGGTACTGAACTATTTGACAAATGTAGAGCAGGCTTTTTAAAGGATGCAAAGAATTTAATTGCTATCCAAGAAAGATATTCAATGAATGATGAAACTTTTGAAGCACTAACTGCAAAATGAAATACTTTAAAGCAAGACCAAGTTCATTAGGGAAATTAATGAGCAAGTCAAAGAAGCCAGGCGAATTATCGCAAACTTGCATAACCTATCTTAAAGAATGCTATGCTGAAGACAAAGAAGAACTTTCATCAAAGTATTTAACCAAAGGTATCTTATTAGAAAACGAAGCTATTGAGTTTGCATCTAAAGTATTATACGGTGGTATAAAAGCCTATAAAAACGAAGATATTTACGCAAATGAATGGTTAGTAGGAACTCCTGATGTAATACTTGAAAACTCTATAATTGACACCAAGTGTTCTTGGAATAGAAAAACATTATTAGATTCAGCTTTAGAGTTAAATACGGACTACGAATGGCAATTGAGGGGATATATGTTTTTGTGCAATAAAGAGTTTGCTACACTATTCTATTATCTTGGCGATACTCCAGCAGCAGCTAATTTTGGCACTAAAGTAAGCTACTCACATTTAGAAGATTTTGAACGCTGGGTAAGCTATGAGTTTAAACGCGATTTATCTATTGAGCAAGAAATAATCGAAAGAGTTGAACTTTGTAGAGCCTGGCTTCAAAAATACGATGCCGAGATACAGGCAAGAATTGGAACAAGAATTATAAACCTTTAAAAAAAATAAAATGGCAACAATTATCAACGCATCTATTGATGTAACAAAAATCGACAGAACAAAGTTAATCAAAGACAAGTATTTAAATCTTTCTATCATAGTAGATGATAAGAACGATAAGTTTGGTAACAATGTATCAATCACTTTAAGCCAGTCTAAAGAAGAAAGAGATGCTAAAGCACCTAAAACTTATATGGGTAATGGTAAAGTAGTATGGGGATTAGGTAAGTTAGAAGAAGCACCTAAAGAAGACAATAGTTTACCCTTT